GATTCATCTAGAGTAAAAGTAGAACCAATTTTTATTCCACCGAGTGCTGATGATGAAGCAACAGAAAGAGAAACTTCATTGTTTCCATTTAAATACAGACCTTCACCAGTTTCTACAGTATCAAAGACGAATTTTCTTGTTGATTGATCATAAGTTAGATACTTGTTTGTACCAGTGGTTGAAGTAAGAACATCATCGAGACCACGAAAATTTACTTCACCGCCACCGCCAATAGTTGACATTTGTTGCTGGATACGTTGTAAAAACAATCCATAGCTGTCGTTCATTTCTTTTCTTGTTACGAAGCCCGTATTTTTTAACGGATCATTCCATCTTTGCTGCTCTATATTTTCAGGGGTCGATGGAGTATCGTCATTTTTAGTTCTAATAAGACGAGCTGTCTTTTGCACAATATTTTCTTCTTGAACAATAGTAACAGGTGTCTCTTCTAGCAGTTTACGAGAAGATTCTTGTGCTTCTTTTAGCATTTTTTTAAATTCTTCTATTGCACTCATTATCTTTGCCATCCTTTAATATATTCTGGTGAGAAGTTTGCTTTGCTGAATCCGAGTCTGTCTACGAGCTTCACAGCGTTTTTGCCCATGTGGTCGATTGCAACGAATCCTTCTTGTTCAGTAACTTCATAACCATTAGATGTTCTAAGGAAAGTTCCAATTCTCTTTGCTTTGTCGAGCTTACGAATAATCATAAGCTTTGCGTCAATAATAAGATTGTACAAATCGAACATTGCCACTATTTGAGGTGTTGGTGTTTTTCTGAAATATTCTAGAGTAGAATCTCGCTTAGCAAATTGTGCAGATTTTCCAGACGGTGTTGTCTTTTTATCTGCTTCTTTATTATAGTAGTTTTCAATATATTGTTCTAATTCTTTTACGAAAGTTTTAGTATTACGAATACGTTCGCCTTGACGTATCTTAGAATTCACGAATGTCTTGACTCTGATAAGAGTTTCTGGATTATCAGAAACACCATTAAGTGTTTCTCTTGAAATAGAGTTGAATAGTTTACCTGCTTGAGAAAGAATAGCGGTTACTTGTGCAGTCTCCTCTGCAGTAAAATTAGCAGTTCCGGACACGTCTTTATAAACGGCGTCAACAGACCAAATGCTCTTTACTTGCTTGAGGCCAGATGCAATCTCCTCTCCAAAGCTCGCAGACATTGTTTCAAATGAGTCTCCTCGGTATGTTGTATGCCAGACCACTCCGATCTTGGATCCGAGTATTTCTTGACCGAGTTTTGAGTTTTGAGGTACCGCGTAAACAATCGTATTAGGATGGAAAGTAATATACGGTTCGCCTTCAATGTCCACCACTTTGAGATCTTCTTTAGCATATAGGAAATCACCTTGTACTACGCCTTTGATACCAAGCTTTGGAAGCTCAGCTAAAGCTAGTTTTAATTTTGTATTCAAATCGCCGGAAGTATCGGCATCAACATCTGCATTTGTCTTATAGACTTTTGGATTCTTATTAAAGATACCTTTCTTTGCAACAAAGAACTTACCATCAGAAGGATCAATACCTGCAAAAACAGCAGGCGCTCCATCCCACTTAACTGTTACGTTAACCTGGGATTTAGAGCGCCCTGCAAGCATGTCTCTTAATGAACGAAGAAAATTAATAGCTTCACGAGTACCATTTACACCAAGATTCAAAATAGAATCTTCGAGATGCTCCATGTGAACATTCTTTTCTTCTGCTAGATAACTCTTAAACGTTAACATTACACTGTTCTCACTCTCTTGTGAGTAAATGGATTTTTCTTTCTAGTACCCGGTAAAAGAGAATAAGTGCTATCAGGCATTGATTTTATTTTAAGCTCTGGCTGAATTTCATACTGCTGACTTCTGACGCTGACTCTCATGCGGAAATCTCCTACACCGCTAAACATTGGAACATCAGATGCAACTCCAAGAGGATCTTCATTGCTTAATCTATAGAAATCATCTCCAGCTTGCAAGTAAAAAGCAGGTTCAGCTTTACCACCTTTAGAATAATGATCCATGATGGCTTTGTCTAAATCGTTAACAGATACAGAAACAATATATTGATTTTTTTGAGTTGCTAAAAAAGATTTCATCTGTTCTAGATTTACTGTGTCTGGATCGTTTTTTTGAGGACCGATATTAGTACTTAATTTTTTCTTACCAGTAAACTTTAAAATATTACTCACAAACTCTTTAGCGTGTGTATCTAATAGTTTGTTTATATAAATTTTAAGAGGACCGACTTTACCTGTAAGTGGTCCTTTTGATTCTGGCGCTGAAAACCATTTTTTTCCGTCGTATGAAGAACGAACATTTCCAAGCTGATCTGTGTGGTTCATTTTAACTTCTATCCAAACATGACTATGTTTTCCGCCTGGATTTTTTACTAGAACATCTGAATATATTGGATCAGTAGTTGGAATTGAAGCGTCATACCCGAGCTTTTGCAATTCTTTCATTATGTCGTTTTCACGCTTATCTGACGCAGCACTCATTAATAATAACTCCTGCTCTTCGCTAATGTATTGCTTAAAGGAAAGCATTTATAAACCTCTAGTTTTTAGAGTTATTTATAAACCAAGTTATATTCATAGTTAAAGAAGTCTGGAGTCCATTCGCCAAAGCCAGAACCTAAGTTAAGTTTACGAGCAACCTTATCGGCTTCTGTCTTATCATACGACTTATTGATAAACTTTTCGTTCTTCTTGTCGTAGATCTTGTAAGTATTTTTATCTTGCTTTACCACGTAGCTCATTGCAAACCTCCTGCTGAGAATAAAGTTTTCTTACTTTTACCAAATACGGTGTTATCGAAGACTGGGTTATCCGAGTCTTGGTTAGTGTTATTAGCAACAATTTTGTCGTTCATTACATTTCTTTGAGCACTTTCTTCAAGATCAAAGATTTGCATTTTAGCTCTATCGATACCAACAGTAAAGCGACGATAGTAGCTTAGATCACCCCAACGATTTTTCAACTGCTTAATCATGATTTGACCAAGAGCATCTAGATCTTCAGAAGAGATTAGACCAAGAATACAATCCGCGGTATGAGTGATACCCATAGACTCAGAAGTATTTGTTAGATCAACATCAGAATTTCCATAACCATCGCGGTTAAACTGAGAAGATGTAACTACAGCACAATTAAACTCCATCGACAATCCACGAATTTCTTCGGCGATAGACTTAACAAGAGTATAAGAGTTAGCAGCCGCAGCACCTTTAACACGAGAAGAAGAACAGATGTTGAGATAATCGATAAAGATAACATCTGCAACAAATCCACGCTTCATCTTTAACTCATTAAGCAAATGACGGAAATGACCAGCATGAGCAGAACCAGTCGGGTATTCTTTAACAACAAGCTTACCAGTGGTTTTACCTTTGATACGCTCGATTCGCTTTTCATATACATCACGTGGCATGATTTTTAGCTCATCAATTGTAACATCCATCATGTTTGCATCGATACGTTCTGCGATACGTTCTTCAGCCATTTCCATAGTGATATATACCACATTTTTACCCTGAAGTAAATAGCTAGCTGCCATGTGACACTTAACAAGTGATTTACCACCGCCGGTTGTAGCAAGAAGAACAGTCATAGACTTACGAGGCAAGCCACCTTTCGTAATCTTGTTGAGCATGTCAATATCAAATGGCAGGCGTTCTTCTTTACGATGATAGAAATCATAGCGAGAGTCTGCATCTTCGATAAAGTCATGGCCAATAGACGTATCAAAACTGATACTCAAAGACTGTGATAGAAGTTCTGGGATAGAACCTTTATCTGCTGACTTGTCTTCTCCATCCATAATCAAAATTGCTTTACGGATAGAATTAAAAAGATCACGATCCTGACAGAACTTCTCGGTCTCAGATACCAACCATTCGATATTCGTATTACCATCGATTTTAAGATCGTCTACATGAGTCATCACATTTTTGTATGAGTTCTCATTAAGATCTTTTCTTTTATCGATAGAAATTTTAAGAGCCTCCACGGATGGAGGCTCCTTGTATTGTTCAACATACGTTGAGTATGTATCAAACACCTTCTTCAAATCGCTGTCTTCAAAATAATCCTGTTTAATGTAAGGATATACTCTACGATAATAATCTTCGTTGAATACTAAATTTGATAGAATTGTTTTTTCAAGCATTATTCGTCATCTTCCTCAATTACTAAGCCATCATCCGAAATTGAAACAGTACCACCTACTGAGAAAGCATTCTTCACGTAGGTTACAAAATCGGTCTTATTAAACATCATATCCCAAAACTCAGAATTGTCAACAATTTCTTTTGCTCTGAGCAATTTATCAGAGATGACTTCACCGGTAGCTGGATCAACTGCTTCATACCAACCAACCTTTGGCTTACGAAGATAGCCACCTTTTTCAGCGACTTCCATAAGACCAGACCACTTCTGAATACCACCTTCCCAACTTACTGTAATCGGGATTTTAGATTTCTCTTTAACATGACGAGATTTCTCGATATTAATCACGAAGTGATAACCTTGAATCTCAGTACCAACTTTATCTTGTTGACGACCGATGATCCAAATAGTATCAGCTGAGTAATAGATACCAGTACCACCAGACACCACGTCTTTCGGGAACAAACCGATTTCCTTATAAGTGTGGTTAACCGCAATCATAGGAATATCTTTAAGATTAAGATGTGGTGTCACGATACGGAAAAGAGACTTAAGAGCTTTTGCACGAGACATGTCAGCAACTGACTTACCGTCAAGAGCATCCTCAACTTCTTTCTTCGAAGCGAGGTTACCAACAGAATCGATAACGATTACGACTTTGTCGCCCTTCTCAATTTTATCGAGCTGTTGCGTAATATCAAATTTAAGTTCTTCTACGTTAGTAATTGGAGTATGAACAACACGATCCATATCAACACCAAAGGACTCAAAATAAGCCTGAGGTGTACCAAATTCCGAATCATAGAAGAGCATTACGGCGTCTTCATTTCTTTTCATAAATGCAGCCGCCATAACAAGAGCAAATGCTGATTTAAAGTGTTTAGAAGGACCAGCGAGAACCAAGAGACCAGGAACTAGGCCACCATCAACACGTCCAGACAAAGCCACATTTACCATAGGAATAGGTGTAGGAGCCATGTCTTTTTTGCCATAGACTTTAGAGTCCATAATAGGAGCAGTCATTTTAATTGTACTATTTTTTACTAGCTTATCAAGCAGTCCCATATTATGCTCCCTCTACGATTGAAAATAATTTTTTCTTATAGGCCTCAATCTTAGCAACTCGATCAGGCCAATAAATTGTTGACTTTTCTGGATTCTTACAAAGATTATCCAAGAAAGGTGTAATAGATTTAAATAGAAGTTCTAGTCTATATTCGAGATCATCAGCTTTTACTTTAGCATCTGTGAGTTGATCTTCTACAGATTTCTTTTCATGACTGATGGCCTGAATAGTTTGTTGAGCTTCGGCTTCTCTTTCTTGAAGCTCTTCATCGATAAAAGAGAAGCCGAAGTCAAAATCTAAAACCTGTTCATAGGTTTTATTAGCCATTAGCTAGTTCCTTGAAGATCGAAAGATCGTCATCGTCGTCCATAGACATCTTCGACTCGGCCATTGCAGCCTTCAAAGTCGGTTCAGGTGAAGTCTTTGGTTTAGAACTAAAATTGCTTAGATCGATATCATCATCTTCACCTGCATTCATAGACACACCACCAGAGTGCGAGCTATCTTCAAGAGCAAGAACTCTATAGAGTTTTGCTTTGAGTTCTGCGTACGGTTTAAAATGCTTAGGATCTAGCAATTCCTGAAGTGAATGCTCTTCTTTCCAAA